AAGAACTTGGTAATACGCTAAAAGATCTACAACAAAAAGCCACAGACTTTATTTTAGGCAAAAAGATAGGTGATGAAACTTTAGGAATCAAGCTTGGTCGCACTGTCGCTAAGGGTCTAGCTTTTATTGGTAATAAAGAAGCTCAAGCAGCACTTGATGCTGAAAAAGCCAGTACAGGTAATACTAAGCAACAATCAACCCAAACTCTTCAACAAACGGCTTTAGCTGGAGTGAATAGAATTGTTGGAATGGCAAATGCTGTAGCGGGGGATGTGCAAGAAAAGGTTCAGGCAAACAGCAGTTTAAAACTAGGTAACAAGTCTGATAATCGAATGATGGTCTATGAAGCGTTCTTAAATGCAGGACTTTCAAAAAATCAAGCATTAGCAATTACAGCAGAAGTAGGACGTGAAAATGAATACAATGCAAAGACTATGTTTGGATTCCATACAGATGCAGCCAAAGATGGGAAAGGTAATTCTATCTCCAATATGGGTTTTTTATCATGGAATAGAGAAAGAGCTACAAAATTAAAGAATTATTTACAGCAAAAAGGATTACTTGATGAAAAAGGTAAAATTGTTCAAGGGCAAGCAGCACTAAATGCTATGGCTGAGTTTGCTGTATCAGAAATGAAAGATGATAAATATGCTTCAAAATTACCTAAATTTTGGAACAATCCAAATTTTGATCCCGAAACATTCGCTGCTGAGTTGGGTAAAATATACGTCGGATGGGCCTATGGCCAAGAAACAATTAAAGGACCTAATGGCACTCGAATTAAATTTGATTGGCAACCACATGATCAACGTAGACGAAATAATCTGAATGCTCTTGAAAATGATTTAAGCAAAAAAGCAATTTCTAATGTTGAAATTAATAGAGGTTCTATTGCAAAATTTGCCCAAAATGCCGAAGTGCCGAACAATATAAATCCAGTTATTCCAAATATTTCTAATACACAGTCGTCAAACAGAAACGTGAATATCAATCAAAAAACTGATATTCATGTCACTGGTGGTGATGCTATGATGACCGCAAAAGCAGTACGAAAAGAGCAAGATGCAGTAAACCTACAAATGACTAGAAATTCTAAGGGATTATGGGGTTAATATTTGAATTTTTTTGCCCCATCATATGCCCCATTTATATAATCATGACAGATTAGAAAATAGACATTTACATCACTTTCCTCAACAGCAGGAAAGTCTTTAACATCTAGTTGTGTTACCTGATCATCAATGATGACACTTGGATTCTCTTTAGAACAAACGGCGATTACTTTATGTGGCGTTTTATTCCATTTCACTTTACTTGATTTAGACATTGGTGATTCTCCTCCTAAGATGGTGGCTTCAACATTCAGAGATGTTTTAGAAGAAGTAATTATTTTTTTATTAAGAACTTTACCCCATGAACATGTGTCCATATGACATCTACCCAATGATGTTTTACCAAAAGGGGGAGTAATTTTAAATTGATTATTTACTGTCTCTGCCCAAGCCCCAATACTTAAAGTACAGCAAGCAATTAGAAGAAGTTTTTTCATTTTGGAATCCTTTTTAGAATGACTCTATGATATGTTTTTGTACGAAAAGAGCAAGATGCTGTGAATTTACAAATGACTCGAAATTCAGTGGGAATTTTTACATGAAAAAACTAATTTTAATTAGCTTGGGAATGTTTTTAAGTTGTGTGGCTAATGCAGTTGATTATAAAAACTTACTTACAGGAAAAACTTTGCGTATAGATGGAGCTACATGCGCTGGTATTTCTTTGTCTAAGAGTTCAGGATTAATGGGTGAACAACCACTATCAAAATGTTCACTTGATCTTCCTGCAAGAGTTAAATGGATAAGTGATGATACTTTTATGTTAGTTGAAAGTAATCAACCAAATGAGACTAGTCCACCTAGAGTTTTTATTTCAAAAGTTAAATCTTTGAAAGGAAATAAAGTTGTACTTACAGAAATTTGGACAGGATGGGGAAATCAACCGAATGAAGATATTACTTATACAATATTAAAATAAGACGTGGTTAATCTGCAAATGACTAGAAATTCAAAAGGAATATATGGTTAATTGTTATCACTTAGTGTTTTTATTCTTTGTTTATTCAACTCAAGTTTACATTGAGTGTCATAAATTGTAGCATCTGTAGCAAAGTCAGAACCAGTAGAATTTAAGCCTAATTGATATCGACATTCTGACTCTCGATATTTTAACCAAGTTTGTTGAGAGTCTTTAAAATCATTTTTAGATCGTTCAGGGAGTGAATCAAAAATACTATTAAGAGTGTTTTTGAGAAGTTTTTGACTGTTATCTAATTCGGTATTAAGGCATTTTGAATATTTTTCACCTTGTAAATTAGCGCAATCAGCCCACGCCCCAACACTAAACGTACAGCAAGCAATTAGAAGTAGTTTTTTCATTTAGATTTCCATAATATTGAAGCGTATATTTTGTATACATAATAAATCAATACTCGTGGAAGACGTATGAAAAATTTATTCTTTTTAGATGCTGTGTTATCAACAAAAATCATTACTTTTATTTATTGGATAATGCTAGCTATTGTTGTTTTTTTGGGACTATCAATCGCGATTAATGCTGTAAATATTCCGTTTCTACATGAAATAAATGATTTAGGTAGATGTCTTGTTGCTGTTTTAGTAATTTTTGTAGGAACATTGATTGTGCGTATGTGGGCTGAATTTTGGGTAGTAATTTTTAAAATTCAACAAAATACACGACGTACTGCTGAACTTTTAGATAAGGCTAGAAATAACAACAGTCCATTATGAGAAAAGCACCCTAGTAGCCTTGATTTTCATATCACTCATACAGCCCACAAGCCCACTTCGGTGGGTTTTTTATTACCTGGAGAAAAGTATGGCACTACCATCAATTGTCCAATCTGCACTCACTCAAGCAAGCCAATATAACAGTGAAATTCAAACAACAGGTTCGCTTTTGTTTGCAAAGAAACGCACGATCATGGGCTTATTTGCTGATGTAACGATTGAAGAACAACATAGTGATGAACTCAATATTACTGAGCATCCAGTAGAAATAGGCTCACCAATTTCAGATCACGCTTATATGAATCCACCAGAAGTGACTATTAAATTAGGTTGGTCTGAAAGTGCGGGGCGTTTAAATGGTTTGCTTGGGAATAGTTTTATTGCTGGTACTCCGTCACTTATTGGAGTTTACGAAGCTTTACAAGCATTGCAAAGAAAAGCAATTCGATTAGTCATCATGACAGGTAAGCGACTTTACACAGACATGCTAATCAAGTCGCTAAAAGTAACTACAGACTTAGAATCTGAAAATGCCTTGTTAGTTACGATGACTTTAAAAAAGGTCATCATCACAAATACCTTAGAAACTAATCTAATGATTGAGCAGCAGAAAGAACCGGAAAAAACAGCACCTTTGCATGATGCAGGGACTGTGCAACCAGAGCTTAAGAAAGATGAATCATTTTTAAATAAAATAAGGGATGTATGGGTGGCATAAATGACAACATTCGAAATTGATTTAAAGAACGGCTCTCAAAAATTTTATACGGTATTGAATAGTACAAATTATCAGTTTCGATTGATTTGGCGAGATCCTGTAGGTTGGTTTTTAGATATCTCTGATGTTGATTTAAATCCCTTGATAAGTGGGATTGCTTTTGTGACAGGTGTAAATCTTCTCAAGCAATATCAACACATAATCAAGGGAGAGCTTTGGGTTTATAACGACGGTTTAGAGAATCCTGATTATAAAAGTGTAGGAGATACGCTTAAACTTTATTGGGTGGAGTTATGAGTGAGAATTGGAATCGTGCTAGTCAACTTATTGTTGGTTTGGAAAAAGGTAGTTCGGAAGCATTAGATTTTTCTAATATGCGTATAGCTTTTGAAGTAAGGCAGGCTTTAGATGCTCAGCCTGCAATCACAGAAGTTCTAATTTATAACCTCTCTACCGAGACAATGAATAAGTTCAAGGGTGAAGGCCAAGATATTGCATTATATGCAGGCTATGAAGGAAATTTGGGTTTAATTTTCCAAGGGCAGGTTTTCCAGTTTCGCCGTGGCCGTGAATCACCAACAGATACTTATTTATGTATTGTTGCTCAAAATGCAGATGTTCACCATAACTTTGCTGTTCTTAAGGGAACACTTGCTGCTGGAAGAGATCTTGAACATGAAAAACAGGCAATTTTTGAATCATTTAAAGCCAATGGAGCTCAGTGTGGTTACTTAGCACCTGCTGTCAATGAAGCAAAAGCACCTCGTGGAAAAACCTACTGTGGTGCTACTGTAGATTATATGAAAGAGTATGCCGACAATAATAATCAAGACTTAGCATATGACAGCAATGGAGCGATTACGCTTATTAACCGAAAGCAACCACCCGCTGCAAAAGCTTATGTACTCAGTACAGCGAATGGATTAACAGGTATGCCTCAACTTACTGCAAGTGGGTTATCCGCTGAATGTCTTTTGAATCCAAAGATAAAAGTTGGAGATCAAATCCAAATAAAGGAAAGTTTAGTTCAAACTCAAAACTATGATACTGGTTACGGTCAGCAAGAAGTTGATAAGGACTTTAAACAAGCATTTGGTGCTGATGGATACTACAAGGTAGTTGGGGTATCTCATGCAGGCGACACACGTGGTGATATATGGCAAACAAGCATTGTTGCTTTAGGTGTTGGTGCAACTCAAGCCGTAACAGGCGTTGCAATTCATGGAGTACAGAATGCCGTATGATGTTAATCAGTTGGTAAACAATCCAACTAAAACATTTCAAGACATGTTAAGTGCACTCAAAGCAGGTTTTTGGGTAGCAACACCTTGTATTGTTGAAAGCTATGACTCTGATAAAGTCACTATCACCGCTTATCCTGCAATCAAAATACCCATGCGTAAACAAGACGGTACAATTTCGATGGAAGAAATACCAATCCTTCAAGATGTACCTGTAATGTTCACTAGAGGTGGCGGTTGTACAATTACACACCCAATTAAAAAAGGGGATGAATGTTTTGTAGTATTTGCTGATCGCTGTATTGATGTGTGGTGGCAGAATGGAGGTGTGCAACCACCATTTGATAACCGTAAACATGACTTATCTGATGCCTTTGCATTTTTTGCGCCTCAATCACAACCTAACCGGGTTCAAAATATTTCAACTGACGCTTTACAGATTCGCACAGATGATGGTGATTCTTTTATTGAGTTAAATCCGTCTACCAAAGAGATCAAAATTAAAGCTTCAAAAGTCACCATCGATGCGGAACTGGAAATCACAAAGAGTCTGACCGTGACAGGACTTATTAGATCTTTAAAAGATGTGATTGCTAATACGGTTAGTTTATTTGGTCATATCCATATTGGTGTACGAACTGGAACAGATAATTCAGGAACACCTAAACCCTAGCCCTCAGATACAGGAGACCACGTGAAAGCGTGGTTTTTTTATGCGCTATAGAAAACTAGACGAAATAGGCGACTACTCATTTGGGAATAGCCAAGCAAATTTTCACCAGAACACACCTGCAGGTGTTGGTCAGGCTGTATTAACACGCTTAAAGCTTTGGGTGAATGAATGGTTTTTGAATGTTGAAGATGGTACGGATTGGCTAGATCAAGTACTTGGTCGCGGCACAAGCCTATTGTATGAACAGGTCATTAAACAGCGAATTTTAGGTACGTTTGGCGTAACCGAAATAACTGACTTTTACACGCAATTTGATCCAAACACTCGAAAGCTAAATATTCAAACCACAATCAATACGGTTTATGGCGAAACAACGCTACAGGAGTCTTTATGAGCTATGTAACGATCAATGAAAATGGTGTATCAGCGAGTACATTTGATGAAATTCTTGAAGACATAAAAAGACAATATAAAACGATTTATGGCAATGATGTTTATTTGGAAAATGATAGTCAAGATGGGCAGTTTTTAGCATTCATTGCACGAGCAATTAGTGATACAGCCGCTATCACAGTCGGAGTTTATAACTCCTTTAGTCCGGTTGATGCTTTAAGTGATGCACTTTCTCGAAATGTGGCCATTAATGGTATTGCTCGAGCGGTTGCGACCAACTCAACAACACCAGTGATACTGACTGGTGCGATTGGTACGACAATCAACAACGGCATTGTAAGTGATGGTACACACCGATGGTTTTTACCTCCTGTGGCCGTCATTGATAATTCAGGAACTATTACAGTCAATGCGACATGTGAAGATATTGGCAGTATAGCCGCCACACCACATAGTATTAATAAGATCATCACTCCAACTCGTGGATGGGTTTCTGTAAATAATCCCAATGCCGCGGTACTGGGTAATCCTGTTGAAAATGATGCAACATTGCGTCGTCGACAAGTGATATCTGTGGCTATTCCATCGATCGGGTTATTGGATGGCACTATGGGTGCAATCGCAGATATATCGGGTGTAACACATTATCAAAATTATGAAAATGAAACCGATGTTGTCAATGCATATGGAATGCCTCCACACAGCATGGCCTTTGTTGTAGCAGGTGGAGATGAGCAAACTATTGCTGAGGTAATCAAACTTAAAAAAACGATGGGTTGTAGCACAGTTGGAAATATCACCAGAACTGTATTTGATCAAAAAAATAATCCTTCAACCATTCGTTTTTACAGACCGACAATTGTTCCTACCCTAGTAAATGTCGCGATTAAGGCACATAGCAATTACAACGACGTAACAGGTGAAAAGATCAAACAGGCTGTGGCTGACTACATTAATAACGTGATGATTGGCGGACAGATTACTTCTAAACGTCTTGATATTTCGGCAGCGTTAAGTGGCAGTGTTGAGTCACATAGTTTCGAGATCATCGAAATAAGAATTAATGGACAAAGCAGCTTAGATTTGCATTTTACTGAATTAGCAGTTTGTACGGTTAATGATGTAACTATTGGGGTCTCATGATGAAAATTGATGACTATCTAAAGTTGATTACCAGTCAACATCGGGGTAAACCAAAATTTGAAGCGATGATACGAACCACATTACAGCCAATCATTGATGTTCGTAACGCTATACAAACTTTACCAAGTCATTTCGATATCGAAACAGCTACAGGTGATCAATTAGTAACGTTAGCAAAATGGGTCGGTGCACCAACAACAACACCGAACGCCGTAGCATTGCCTCTCTTTGGTTTTGATGGTCAACCAGCAGCACTGCCATTTGGTGAAACCAATAATCCTAGTGCTGGTGGTTTTTGGCGTGAATCTGGTCAAACAGGAAATACAACAGGGACCATTGAAACAGAGCTACTTAAAAAAGTGATCAAGGCACAAATTTATAGAAATAGCTGCGGATGTTCCTTGTTTGATGCTTATAAAGTTTTGGATTTTATTCTTAATGAGCGATACACGGTTTTTGATAGTGGTTTGATGTGGATTGGAATTGGTGTTCAGTCATCAATGGCAGTCACAACAAGGCAATTAGTACGCGTGATGATTCCCAAGCCAGCAGGTGTAGGGATTAAATTTTTTACAAACTGGTTTGAGAGTTTCGGCTGGGTAGATCAGCCGGATAGTTTAGGTTTTGGTGAAACAGGTGACACCAATAAGGGTGGTTATTGGATAGAGGAGTCATATTAAATGGCTAATATTGAAAAATTAATTGAATTTGCTGTAAACGGTGAAAAGAATACAAACGAGTTAAACCAAACCAATGGTTTCCCAGCTGCACTTAAACCAGCTCGACAATGGTTTAACTGGTTATTTAACTCATTGACAGTAAAAATAAATGAATTAATTGATGGTTTAGATAATCAAGCTAAGGCTCTCGATAATTTCATTGAAACCAGTAACACTAATCAAAAATGGCAAGATGTTTCAAGCATTAGAGTCAAAGATACAACTTATACAAACAGCACAGGTTTTCCAATTTTTATCAATATCCTTGTTTCTGGAAATGATGGTGATTCCGATGCTGAGCTATTTATTAATGGTATTAAAGTTGGTGTTTTTCACTGTGGATATGGTACACGAGGCACGGTAACAATCTCTGCAATTGTACCTAATAATGGTATGTATAAATTGACAACTGGCAGTGGAATTTGGGCTTGGACGGAGTTGCGTTAATGAAATATTTTAAAAAAAATAATGATGTTTATGCATTTGAAGATGGGCAACTAGATTTAGTCACTGAAGGCTTTATCCAGATGACTAAAGATGAAATTGATCGACATTTAAATCCAGATAAATTTTTATCTGATGAACAAAAGCACCAAAATTATTTAGCATCATTAAAACCTTTGACTCGTCGACAGTTTTTATTAGCACTTGCAACAAATGATCTTGATGATCAAATCGAAACTGCAATTGCTGAAATTAAAAATTTAAAAAAGAAAAAGTTAATGAGCATTGAATTTAACGAAAGCACACAGTTCGAGCGTACAAGTGATGCGGTTGCACAATTATTGCAATTAATTAATTTGGATGAAGAACAGATAAATACCTTGTGGGAAAAAGCAATGAAGCTTTAAATCTTATAAAAGTGATGGTTATAAAATGAGTTGTGAGCAATCTCTAAATATCATTCGGGGTGATACGTTTAGTTATGCGTGTCATTATGATGATCCTCAAGATAAACCTATTGATTTATCAATTACAGAATTTGAGGCCCTAATTGAAACCTTAAGTCAGTCGTGGACAGGTCCATTAACAGTTTTGAAACTTGATCAAGTCACCAATAAGGGTGACTTTTTAATTACTGCAACGAGTACCAATGATTGGCCAGTCGGTGAATTGCAGATTCGCCTTGTGAGAGTCGTAAGCGGTATTCGTTCAACTGTATTGATACCTGTCATAGTTATACGAGGCTAGAATGGATGTACTACAAATTAAAAATGGTGACTCTTTAACAATTAAACTTAATGAGGGTGATACATTAAAACTGTTCACCAATACTATTGTTATTGCTGGTGATGGAGCAGTTAGTGCCGTTCAATCCGTCAACGCTAAAACAGGTCATATCATTTTAAAAGCTGAAGATGTTGGAGCGGATCAGAAAGGTTCAGCGAATACAGTCAAAGAATTACTTTCATTAGATATAAATCAAGTGAAATCACTGGCAGAAACCAATCAGCTTAAATTATCGCAAAAAGTTGATATACAAGACTTTGAACTTGCTCAAGAACAAGTTGAGTTAAATCGCTTAGCAATACTTAGCAAAGCAGATATCCAAGCACTAGCTCAACTTGCATTACTTGTAGAAACAAAAGCAGATCAAGCTTATGTTCAGCAGCAAATAGCAAAATTGGTAGGTTCTGCACCAGAAGCATTAGACACAATCTATGAGCTGGCAACAGCTTTACAGAACAATCAAAGTTTGATTGATGGTTTAAATCAATCTGTCGCTAATCGTGTTCGCTTTGATGTTGCGACTCAAGTTTTAACTGAAATTCAGAAGCAAAATGCACGTACAAATATTGGTGCTGAAAAGCTTGGTACAGCTCAACAGTTGGTCAGTCAAATTACCGCACAATCTTTGGGTGCAGCAACAACAGCGCAAGGCGTTAAAGCCGATACTGCGCTACAAAGTGCAGATGTAGCCCCCGTGGCTTTGTCTGGACAATTTAGTAGTTTAAATGGTCAGAATAAAATATTTGATGTTGTATATTCAGCCTATACAGAGGGTGTAAGTTCTGTAATTACGGCTAGTGATTCATTAGGAACGATGCTGAGTAAGTTACAAAAGCAAATTAGTAGTAAGGGGGCTAGTGAGACTGAATGGGTAAGTGCGGATGGAATCGGATTTTTTAATGAAGCAACGTTTGGCCATGGAACAATTGCGGGTAATCCTGCAAAACTAGAGTTTGCGAAAATTGACGGTAATTTGTGGGTCCGAGGATTCTTAAGGCATAAAGTTTCAGGCAGTGGAGTGGTTTTTACTATCACAGATAAGACTTATAAGGTTTTTGCTCTAGGTGTGGATTATGCGGGGATTTCAACTGCTTTTGGATGGATATCGGGAAACGCATATGGGCTAACACTTGTGTCGCCAACAGCAACATATAATGAAGTTACAGCTGAAGCAAATAGCCAGTGGTTAAGTTTTCCGAATAACTCAAACGCAATAACTTTTCATATTCCCGCGCAATGTCTAGGTAAATTAGTGTTGCCATAAATAGTAGAATCATTATTTGAAGCACCGAAAGGTGCTTTTTTATTGCCAAAAATAGGAGGTTACATGCAAGAGCATGAAAAAACATTACTGACTTTAATTGCAATTGGAGGGCTGATCGGTATGAGTAAGCTTCTAGTTTCAACAGAAAAACTCACGTTCCGCGTTATTATCGGAAGAACAATACTTGGTTCTGCATCATCATTAGTCGCGGGATTAGTTTTGCTTCAGATACCTAGTATTTCACCATTGGCATTACTTGGAATTGGTAGCGCTTTGGGTATTTTAGGTTCTACTTTTATCGAAGAATACTTAAAGAAGAATGCTAAGAAGTGGGGTGCTTAATGAAAACAAGTGCTAATGGAATTAATCTGATTTGTGGTTTTGAGGGGCTAGAGCTCAAAGCATACGATGATGGTGTGGGGGTATGGACCATCGGTTATGGTACTACAATCGTAAATGGTATTAAGGTTAAGAAAGGCGATACTTGTACGATTGAACAAGCTAAAAGCTATATGGCTCAAGATTTAAAGAAATTTGAATCAGCTGTAGATACTTCTGTAAAAGTCACAATTACTCAGAATCAGTTTGATGCGCTTGTATCTCTTGCTTATAATATTGGTACTGGTGCATTTAAAAGTTCAACTTTACTTAAAAAGTTAAATGCAAAAGATTTTAAAGGTGCAGCAGCTCAGTTTGATCGTTGGAATAGAGCAGGCGGTAAAGTTATGCAAGGCTTGGTTAATCGTCGGGCTAAAGAGCGTAAATTGTTTGAGAAAGCTCTTTGATAATGCATGAGTTCAATTTCTAAAAGAGAAAGCGAACTCAGATAAATAAATTACTATCATAAAAAATCATGATCTATCAAAGTGGTGTGTTACACATAAGTTACACAATGCATATTCTGTAATTAAAATTTTAAATAAAAACAATTATTTAAAGTTTTATTTCAACTCCCGCCATCTCCACCAAATTTGTAAATCATGATCTGTCACTTAGTTATACGATGTATCATGAAACTTAATAAAGCCTTGAAATTTAACAGTTTCAGGGCTTTTTTAATGCCTAAATATCTATCATGGACATAGACAGGCATTATTTGAAAATCACGCACTATCACTATATGATGTTACACAGGTGTGACACGCGTGTAACAGGTAAACTATGCTTTCAGACTCACAAGTAAAAGCTTTAAAACCAAAAGAAAAAAGATATTCACTTGCAGATGGCGAGGGCTTGTCAGTTGATGTATTTCCTACAGGTAAAAAGAAATGGATCGTTTCATACCGGGTAAATGGAAAACAGACTAGAAAGAATTTAGGTGAATACCCTGAGCTAGGGTGCAAAGATGCCCGCCAGTTAGCTCGTCAGTGTAAAGCTGAAGCACAAGGCAAAATGCTAAATTCACCATCTGTAAATGCTGTGATTGAAGAATGGCTTAAACTGATGACGCCGCGTTGGTCCAGTAAAAAGTACATAGATACAGTTATTTATAGGCTGAATTATATTACTGAAGATTTTAAAAATCAGCCGATTGATGAAGTTGATAGAAAAATAATCGTTAAGAAAGTAAAAGAAATCGTGAATAAGGGAACACTAGAAACCGCAAAACGTTCACTACGATTACTAAATGAAATCTTTAACTTTGCTATTGCTTCAGACTATACGCAAAAAAATCCATGTACTTTGATTTCTGACGTTATTCCGCAGCAAACTGTTCGTAATATGCCGAGTCTTGATGCAGAGCAGATGCCTGAGTTTTGGAACCGGGTAACACATAGCAATGTTACACCAGAATTGTTACACGCACTTAAACTCGCATGTTACACAGCAGTTCGTATTTCTGAGTTACTTCAATCACGTTGGGATAGTGGGGAAATAGATTTAGAAAATAGACAGTGGGTGATTCCAGCATCTCGTATGAAAATGCGTAGAGATCATGTTGTACCTTTGACTGATCAAACTTACACGCTATTTAAAGAGCTGTATGATCATAAGACGGATAATGGATATATTTTTAAGCACACTCGCAATCCTGGTGAGCATGTCCGATCTGAAAGCATTTTAGCAATCATTAAGCGAAATGGTTATGCAGGGCAGATGGTTACACATGGTTTTCGATCTTTATTCTCTACCCACACAAATAACTCAAAACTATTCAGACCTGATGTAATTGAATACCAAATTGCGCACGTTCCCAAAGATCGTATTCGCGGTATTTACAACAGAGCTGAATATTGGGATGAAAGAGTAGAGTTGATGAAGTGGTATTCAGAACAAGTTGATCGTTGGATGAAAGGCGCTAATTAAGCGCCTTCCTTTAATATTTCTTTTTTCATCCTTAGCAAAGTAGAAGCTGTATATTTCTTTTGAACTCCAAATTCCTGATCAGGTGGATACTTCTCTAAATAGTATTTTTTGAAAGTATTTAGACACACACCTAATTCACTCGCTACTTGCGTCATAGAGTACCATTTCATAGACCTTGCTCCTTTTCTTCTAAAACCCATTTCAATATTTTAATTTGAGCCAAAATTTCTCCCAGCTTTCCAAGCATTAAATCAAATGCAAACTCATTGCCTTCTTTTTGATATTGATCTCGACGCATTACCGTAGACATCATTTCTACATTGAGCTCTTTGAGTTTAGATCGAATACCTATGTGGTTTTTCACGCAACTTCCCCCAATGCTTTCCGAATATCTTTTGGCAAATCATCACTCATTTCATTATTCACAATAAAATCAGTAAGAATGTGATAGAACAAAGTGGTTTGATCTGCGTTTAATTCAAGAGAAAAGCCATTCCCACCGATTACACGTGGAGCTAACTGTTCAGCTAAATCTGATATGTAATCAATGTCATCATTTGAAATTGGTTTACTCATGACTTTGCTCCTGTGCTTCAATCATTGCTTGAATACCAGCACCAACCGCAAACGGATTAAATTTCTGTTTGCCTATTTTTCTAATTGCAGATTGGGTTTTTGATCCTTGAATAAGGGGGTATAGTTCTAAATTCTGACAATTCTTATAAACAAATTTGTCAATTTCAGTCCATGTTTCACACATGAATCGAGTTAAATCCAAAACCCCACTTGGCATCAAAACAAACCCTTCAGGGGTGGCTTTGGCTTGCCATCCCTTTTTAAACAAATCAAATGCAAGGGCGGTATCGTTATTTTCATATGGGTTTTCATAATCTCCCCATTTCTGATCCAAGCAAAAACCAATCTCATCAGCCTCAATCTCAAAAGCTTCTTGAACCGAAACTTTTTCATTATTAATTGTCATCATGCCGCAATTCCTTTCTTATCAAGTAATTCAGCCAAAACATATTGTGCTGTTTTTGCTTTGGCCAACATTTGTTTTTCTTTGATTGCATCACGTTCAAAACGAAGCGTAGTCACACGTAATGCTTTGTCGATATGATTTACTTCATGCAGATTGTCATCTTCATAGCCAATCAATTCGTATGGTGTATCAACTAAGCAATGTGCTAGTTCAGCTTGGTTTCTATCCCATAGGTGCATGTAGGCTAAGAGTTGCCATTCATACGCTGTTTTACCGCCTAGCTTCAATTGGTAGGGGTGAGTTGCTTTAGACCAAGAAGATTTGATATCAATGATTAGGCTGTTTTCCACATCATCGATGTCACATTCGCCGGTGATTAGTTCTGAGTTTTTACGTTCAGTATTTTTCACATAGCTTGTGAAGTTATAACTGTTGTAGAGATCGATAGAATCTTGCTCAACGATGCGTCCTTTTTCGACCATGTTAAAACTTAAATCCTCATCCCAATCCAAAGCCACTTGAGACGCTAAGCACTCAAGATATGTATATGCGCCACTGCTTAAAGTATCTTTTTCAGGGTAAGCCATAATCTTTCCAATTGATGAAGCTCTAATTAGTTTCATTATTTTTGACTCCATTTAATTGGTTGAGTTGATCTTGAGTTAAAGCATATCCAGCAACGATTTGATCAATGGAGTAATGACCTGTCTCAACTGCTTTTAGCGCTTTATCGAACTGCTGCGGGGTAATTGGATGCAATACTTTCTGAACGTGGGGTACTTCTTTTCTGACTCGTAAGCAAGCAACGATTTCACCAGCAACTTTTACAGATGATTCAAACACTGTGATTGATTTTCCAGCCCAATCTTCTAAATATGGACCATACATGCGTTCAATGGTTTTACAGTTGGTTCGGTTAAGAATCATAGGTTTTGAATTTACGAGCTGTGCCACAGTACATTCTTCTTTTTTACCGCCATCACCAATAACAATTTCACGACCTACTGAACGGATTGTGATAGTCAGATCCTGCCCATTTGGAAGGCAATAAACACCTAAATATTTAGGATTAATTAATTGCTTCCAGTGCGTTCTATTTTGAACTTGAGAATTCATCTCTTTCTCCTAAGCCACTAATTCATAAGCACTTGACTTAACGAAAGTTTTAATTTCATTAATTTTCTCAAGCTGTTGGTTTAAAACATAAATTTGTAAACTATCTTGATGCTTACTGGCATCTAATAGAACTGATTTACTAAAAACCAATTCATTGTTTTCTATCTTGTGAATCCAAACTGATTCAGATAAATCTAAAGTTTCAAAGCCATACGAAATGCAGGTTATTTTTAATTGCTTGATAGCTTTCCTAATTTTTGCTTTTAAGCGCGAAACTTCAATTTCATAGAGTTTCATAACAATCTCTCCTGAACTTCTTGCTCGATAGTTTCTTTTAGAACATCCCAGTTTTGTGGATTGATATAAAAATGATCGAGTAAGCCATTTTCGTTGTATGCTTTGATATCGCAAAGTTCTTCAATATCTGCATCTTTCCAAGTTTGAACACCATCCCCATTCTTGAAGTAACGAGCATTAAATTTCACTTCTAAACAAAACTCATCATTCTCAGTAAAGAAGTCTGCTTGACCTTGATCTAAACTGATTTCGTCAAGTCTGAAAGGTGGCTTGATGACTACTGGTAGGGTGAGTAGGGGCATATTCATTGTTTAACCCCCATTTTAGCGACTGCATTTTGATAGCCTGCGCAATTCACTACACCTGCAAGACACATTGCGATAACGATAAGGGCAGGGATAAGTAAACCTGATTTCTTATTTTTGATTGTATTTTCAGGAGTTGGGTGCTGATATAGCCGTCCTGTTTGACTTTTGCTTTGTATCTTTTGCATAATGTTCTCACTCATTGAGTAAAAGCACATTTGATTTGACGGTCGGTGTGCTTTTTTGTTATCTGATGCATTTAGTTTACCAAAGGAAACTTTATTGTCAATAAAAAGTTTATTTTAAGAAACTTTATTTTTATTTTTGGAAACTATTAAAAATTCTAGGCAAAAGAAAACCCACACTGGGTGGGTTAAATTTTTGATAATTTGGTGTTAGCACTGAATATTGTATCTAGCTTTATAAGATTCAATTGTTTTTAGAAGATCCGAACTTGTATCAACATCTGTTGGATCAGACAGCTTTAGATAAATTGGAAGGTATTCTTGTTCATAGGTAACAGGGAATTCCTCACAAATAACTTTTTTGCGTTCTTCTAAGGGCGTAGAAGGTCCTGCTAGAGTTCCAAGATACATTGTCATTTTTAAATCAACTTCTTGATATTTTTCAATAAGTTTTTCACGCTCAGGTGAAATTTGCTCTGGTTTATCGCAACCGAATATAGAAAGGGTTAATAGACATAAAAATGATACGGTTTCCATAAGATAGATTCTTCTTGGGTTTTTGTTGATGTGAGTTGAAAGAAAACCCACACAGGGTTGGGTTTTTCTTGTTCAACTAAATTATTAAATAGCTAAAAATTTTGACAAAGGTTGGACTACAGCATAATCAGAGAGAATAGTTTGTTCAGATTTATATTTATCATTCTCAAGATCATCAATAATAATATTGAATGACACATTTGTATTTAAGTTTTGAGTATCTATCATTTTTCTCAACTGATTATTTGTTTTATTCTTATCTGCTTGAATATAATCAATAAACGTGTTGTTATGTGAGAAGTTGAATGGGTATTTCTCGCCTGATCTTCCAACCAACTTTGGGCTAACCTCTATCGATGAAAACTTTTTTTCCAAAACAACTCTGATTGAATCTAAAATTTCATCAATTGCTTGATGTGATCTAGATTTATATTGATAGTTAATTAACTTACTTAACAGTTCTGTATATTCAATTACAGTAAAGTCTAATTGCTTCATTGATGATACAGCAATCAAGCAACCACTTTGCATTGATATAGATTCATAAGATTTACAAAAATACTTAATCTTATCAATAGCATCAAAATCCATAACACCAACAGACTCATCGAAGTGACGGACATTTAATCCATAATCACTTAGAATTATGTTATCTTTCGTGTCCTTACGAGCATAGACGACTGCTGGTGATCCATTTGGAAATATTAAAGGTAGAGTGAAGCCACAAGAATTCTCCTGATCAGAAAATTTTTGGATAAAAGCATTCAAGACTGTATCTGAAAGATGCATAGTCATAGTGGCAACTCCCCTGCAAGAGGTCCCATTATATCACTTGACCTAACCTGCAAATTAATGTTTTTCGCAAAAAAATGAAACCATTTATCCCACTCATCAATTCCATAACTTAACTTTATTTCATAAGCATTATCAAGGCAATGCACATGTGGACCATAGAAAACCTCACGTTTCATTTTATCTACATGTGATTTTTGGTGTTCAGGATAAATACATAAATCATATATCCATTTTTTATTATTTCCTACTTTTTGCATCAACCCAAAACTGTGCTTCATTGAGTCTGGAGCAATATTAGTTCGCAAAAATATACTTAATCCAACAATATTTAGATCAGTTGATAACTCATAAACTGGAGCACCAGAAAAATGATGGAATGAATATTTATTTATATCTCTTGCCATAGTAACTGGTGAATCAAAGTACTTTGGCATTTCCAATATTTTTTTTCCATCATCTGAATCAATGAATATCCTATTACCACCCATGAAGTACTCCAAAAGTTTACCCGATCATTATAAGGACTGCGTCGGGTTCGCAGTTTTTTAATACATAAAGTAAATTATTCTATTTCTGAATACGTTTCCAAAAACTCATCTATCCATCCTTGTGCCACATCAAGATTGGTTATGTCAGTTAGTTTTAGATTGGTTTCTTCTGCTTCGTTAAAGCCCTCAATAATGGCCTCAAAGATGTTTGCTTCGGTAATGACCTCACGTGCAATTTCCGCAGCGTCATAGCTTTGCTTGGCTTTTTTAAGCGAGGCTATTTTTTTATCAATTCCTGCACCAATTTTAGCTAAGGCCAATTTGAATTCTTGACGATTAATTGTTAGCGCAGTTTTGTATTTATTAAGTGTTGCGATCATAACATTCTCTTTTATTTAAGAAATTTTAATTATCCAGCTCGCCAAAATTGACGCCCCATTACTTTAAAGTTCAACCCGTTGATTTCACTCACTTCACGATCACGGTATTTAGGATTAAGGCTGTGAAGACTTAACTTTCCACCTTCTTCTTTAAATATCTGCTTAATCATGCCTTCACCTTCAAAATAAACAGCATAAATTTCACCATCTATTATTTCGGTTTGAGAAATATCAATTCCTACTAAGTCGCCGTCATGAATAAAGTCAGACATGCTGTCACCCTTAGCTTTAATGATTCTCATGCATTTAGGGTCAACATATTTTTTTTGAAAAAATGATGGAGGAAAGGGGAACTTTCCATTAATGACATCAAAATGAAACTCTATCGACTCACCTGTACCACATGAAAAGTTCGCTTCCACTACATCTATCCAAATAAATCCATTTTCAATTTCATAGTCAACAACAGTAGGCTCATGAATCTCATTGACATCAAAAGAAGATTCTTCTTTTCGAGTCAATCCGTGTTTATCCATAAACTCCTGCATATTGAAGTTATTTTTTCTTTGATCATTTTCGCCAGTTAATAACCAATTTTGAGAAGTTTTAAGCACATTTGCTAAAGGTGATAAAAATTCAGCTTTAGGGATATTAGTCCCAGCCACCCATTTTGAGACTGCGCCTTTAGTTGCACCTGTAGCTTCAACTAAATCAACTTGTCGAATTTTTAGCTCAGTCATTCTTTGAATTATTCGATCACTGATAGTGCTCATAAAAACATCCTCTTTAATGTTTCCTATAGTAAACATTCATATTGATTTAGAAATAAACTTATGGTTTACTAATGGAAACTAAAAGTTTATAAAGGTAAACCATGACAGTTGATGATTTAAAAATGCATTTTAGAGTTGAGAACGATATCCAGCTCACAAAAACAATTCTTGGGGTCACGAGAGGAACTATTAGCAAATGGCGACATAGAGGCATTCCAGTAGACACTCAAGCACGAATTCAAGTTCTAACTAAAGGCAAATTAAAAGCTGATCTTCAAGCCTTATCAGCATAGGAAAAATTATGAGTCTCGAAAAAAAATCGATACATGTTCGAATTGATCATGACATGCATGGGCGTCTCTCTGTATTAGCTGATTTAGATGAAAACGAAATAGCCGCTCAAGCTGCGATCTTCTTAGAAATGATGATCATGGCTAAATGGCATGTCGTGAATGTAACAGCTAAGAAAATGACGCGCTTGGGATTAACGGGGAACTATGGGGATACCGCTACAAGTGACAGGGAAGTTACGGGACTAAAAGTATTAAGTAAATAAAAACCGTTTCTACGGCAATAGAAACGGTCTCAATTCATCAATTAGGAACCAATGAATATGAAAACAAATTTAGCACATGAACCACCGATCCCACAAGGAGAGCTGGTTCAATTTCCAAAAAAAGAGCGACAAGCTATGTCGAAGAAAGAAGAGGGCTATACTCCAATGCCTAATTTTATCTGTGATGAGGGTTATTTAAGTGCTTTAAGTGGTGAGGCAATCAAATGCCTTGTCCTTTTAAATCGTCACATTAAGGGCTTTCACGGAGATAATAAATCTATTGGCGAAGCTTTAGTTATGAAATTGACGGGCTTCAAAGACAAAAGAACTGTACGTAAAAGTATGGCTGATTTAGCAAAATTTCAGTTAGTTCGTATCACTAAAAATTTGGGTAAAGCGACAATTTATACGGTCACATTTGAGGATCGAATTAAACCTGAACTAGTAACATCAAATGATACTGGTGCATTAAATGTAGTTACATTAAATGATACTGGTGTGGGTACATCAAATGTCACTGGTACTAGTGACATCAAATGTCACTCTGTAAAAGAAATATATTTAAAAGAAAATATTAAAGAAATACACACACAAGAGAGCGTGTCTGAAAATTCTTGGAAACCGAATATTAATTTTCTAAAAACCATTTTATCGCAAACAAAATTTAGCCAACGCTGTGAGGAAATTTTATCCCTTGCTGATTTCAATTTTCACTTGGGTAATTTCAATGCGCATTGGGAAAACAAAATTGATCTGACTGAAAACCAACGTACAAGAAAATTTGCTGCATGGTTGATTCAAGAATTTGAAAAGCACTTGGACAAGATTGATCGTACTGAAAAACAAACGAGCAAAGCGCCAACTCGAAACGTAAACGATGCTTGGGGTGATGTTCAGCAGTACAAACCTGCAACGGATGATCTGGATTGTGAGGGGATGCTATGAACGCGATGACTTTACTAGATTTAGAAATTACGAGTTCAACGGAGTTCTGCACGAAACATCAAGTTCAAATGGTTTCTTACCGTGGTAAATCGTTTTGCAAACAGTGTTCACTTGAATCACTTGATCGTGGTCAAAAAGATCATCATCACGCAGTAAATACCATGGTTCGTGAAAAACACTTTGCTGGGGCGCAATTACCGCTACGCCATGCTGAAAGTGGGTTTGGTAATTATCAGGTTTCAAACGAAGGTCAACGCAATGCAAAAGCTCAATGCATGTCGTTTGCTAAAGATTTCTTGGGTGGTGTGATTCGTAATCTGATCATGGTTGGTCGTACTGGTACAGGCAAAACACATCTTTCTAGTGCCGTGGCTTTAAACGTGTTGGATAAGCGCAAATCAGCGCGCTACATCACTTCTGAGGACATGGCTAATGAGATTGCGAATGCTTGGAAAAGAACGGATGACAGCGAAGCTAATGCGATTTACCGCTTTACTGAATATGACTTACTGATTCTTGATGAATATGGTTTGCATGATCGCCATGAGAATAGATTGCAACTGGTTCACAAGGTTTTGTACTCACGTTATGACGAGGGCAAGGCAACCATGTTGATTTCAAATTTCACGCTTGAAGAACTCAAAAAAGATTTGGGTGATCGGTTGTGGTCACGCTTTCAACACGATGGACTGACTTTGGTTGAGTGTAACTGGGGTGATCAACGAATGGGACAAGGGGGTGGGGTGTGAGAAATAAATCACATGTTGAACACTTCAATACTTATGCACAAATCATAAGTTTTGCAGTCAACAATAAAAGACGGATTGGTACAAATGATTTAATCCAATTGGTTGGATTGAGTCCTAGATCATCTCAGCGCCACTTGAGCGAATTGGCTGATGCAGGCTGGTTAATTAAGGACAACTGCTCCCCGAAAGGCTATGTACCGTCAGACAAGGCAAAAGAATTATTTAAGGTGGCACTATGACAACTAAAGACAACGATGCAAAGGAATTTAAGAAAGGTGATCTCGTTATTGCTCCAATTCTTGACGGGTTTTTTGTTGGGAAGATCATAGATTATCGAAGTGACATTGATAAATTTGATGTTCTTGGTACAACACATTGGGATTGGTACGACAAGTCACAGCTTCGTCATGCTGAAACCAAAGCAGGGTATAGTTTAGATGATGTCACTGATCATGTTACAGACATTCGTAATCACGTTAGCCCAAGCACAATGGTGGTGGATTTATGAGTTTACTCAATTGTGAAATTGCCATGATTCCGCCTAGTGTGAACCATTACTGGGTGGCAGCAGGGAAAAGGCGTTACCTAAGTCAGCGAGCAAAAAATTTTCAGAAGATTGTGAGTTTATTTGTTAAGCCTCTCAAAAGCACAGCTAGGCTCAAAGCAGAGATTACTTTTCATTTTCCTGATCGACGTACTAGAGATATCGACAATCACTTAAAAGCGGTTTTAGATAGTTTGGTGAAGTGTGGTTTATGTGAAGATGATGAACAGTTTGACGAGTTGCTAGTAAAACGTGGAAATGTGGTTAAGGGTGGATTGGTAAAAATTAAAGTGGTGGAAGTATGAGCTTAGTCAAAGTTTGGGACAAAGAGATCAAAGGCAAGCTCTATGCAGTCGGTGATATTCACGGATGCTACAACTTGCTGATGAATCGTTTAAATGAAATTGGTTTTGATTTTGAAAATGATTTGTTGGTTGCAGTAGGTGATTTGGTGGATCGAGGCATTCAAAACATTGAGTGTGTCGAGTTGCTGTCAAAGCCTTGGTTTACCTCTGTTCTTGGCAATCATGAGGATTTATGTATAGGTGGGATTCAAGAAGAATCATATAAGCGCCGTCATATCTCAAATGGTGGAGAGTGGTTTTATCAGCTAGATGGACAAGCGATGTACAACATTGCAAAAGCCTTTTCTAAATTGCCTGTTGTGCTAGAGATCAATCACAAGGGGCGTAAATACGGTTTTGTTCATGGACACATAGAACAAAATGACTGGAATGAATTTAAAAGCTCATTTGAATATGAAATTTCACCATTTCGAGGACCAGTAGAATTGGCAATATGGGGACGTGCCCGTGCAAATACAGACAGTGAACAATATACCAATGTTTCAGGTGTAGATGCGGTCATCATGGGGCATACAGTCACTCCAAAGCCACTCAAGCGTGACAACTGCTATTACATTGATACAGGTGCAGTGCATTGGGGAACTATGACAATTTTAGATTTGAGTAAAGTTTAAGGGGCTTGGAATGAACGTAGCGGTGAGAGTGATGGATTGGTCTAAATACACAATTGATGGATGGCTTGAGCAATTTGGTGCTTGGTGTGAAACCGCTCGTTTGAAAGGCGGTGAATTGCCTGATGGTCTACATGTTAATCAGATTTATTGGTTGATTCGTGAAGCAGATAAAACGCCACGTAACTCGAAGTGTTATATCCGTTGTGAGATTAGTGACTTTGAGGCAGAGCAGGTACAGGCATTGCTGAGAAGCGTGTTCAACTCCAATTCAATTGATTATCAAGCAAAGTACGCAGTGATGTGTTTAGTTAAGCATAAGGTTGAAAATCGTAGTCTTAGTGCAGTGGCTGAGATCACAAAACAGTCTAAAGGGCAGGTGAATATTTTAATTGGATGTGCTAGATTTTATCTACTTGGTAAATATAACTTTTTGAAAATGGTGTAAATATGACTCAACGTACAAGAACATTTAGTGCCTATAACTCTGAAGGATTATCAGAACAAATTAACAAATGGTTAGAATACTCTGATCGTCATAATATCAATGTAAAAATTGAAAAGATTGTGAATATTGCGTCTGAATTTGCAAATGAAAAAAAACAAACAGATTATCCTTTTGAAGTTCTTGTTTTGTACTCCAATTAGGGTATTGACCGTTTAAACGCAATATGGCATATTTCAGCTATAGTGGACGAAGTTATGGTAATCCACTACAGATTAAAGCTCATCAAAAAGATGGGCTTTTTTTATTTGCCAAAATCTTTGACATTTTTATTCAAAGTTATCTTTTAAAGAGATGATTTTAAATAAAAATGTTTTGACAAAAACTCTGACATTAATTTGACAGGGTTTTTTTAATGCCTAGAGGAAAGTGGGATGAATAGGGTTGAAGCGCAAAAGAATCTAAAACTACTCGAACAAGATAAAGCACGCTTACTCTCACTTAATCATCTTAATTCAACGTGGGCATTTAAGAATCAGTGTGAAATGCGAGTTAAACAGATTAGCGAATTTATAAATAATATTGAAACAGGTTTAAAAGATGGAAGAACAAATCGAACTTCCAGCGGGGAGTGAACCTTTAGAAAATGATCGTTGGGAACATTTAGCCCAAGCATATCTCATTTCTAATGTTGTAAATAAAGCTTCTAAAGAAGCGGGATATTCAGATCGAGTTGCAGGTTGGCGAGCTTTTAAACAACCATTAGTTCAAGCAAGGATTAAGTTTCTACAAGAAGAACGAGCCAAAGAACTCGGAATCGATGCTTATTATGTTTTAAACAATTTAAAAACAATTGCTGAAAGATGTATGCAGGCGGAGGAAGTCAAAGACCGTGAAGGAAACTCAACAGGTGAATATAAATTTGATTCTAGCAGTGCGATTAAAGCGAATGAATTGATTGGAAAGCATCTCGGATTATTTAGTGAAAAAGTGAAACATGAACATACGGGGGCTGAAGGTGGTCCGATACAACATGTGAATACGCCACTTTCACTAACAGAATTAGAAAATCTCACACCAGAACAGCTATCACGATTAGCAATTAACGGTAAGCTATGAGTTATGCCATTGATGAAATTACACCACTGATTAAAGCATGGACGATAGATGTCCGTTTACCTGCAACCATTTCTGAAATGACTCGACGCTATTACTACAAGGCTGTAATAGAGCAATCTGAAGTAGCACAACAAGCTGAACTTGAAAAATGTCGTCATGATCCTGTGCATTGGTTTAATCATTGGGTATGGACTTACGATCCTCGAGGAATGGCTTTTGGATTACCTGCAAATCTTCCATTTGTTCTACGTCCTAAACAAGCAGAGTTGGTGACGTGGTTACAAGAGAGAGAAGACACACAAACAGGTGGTGTGATTGAAAAATCTCGTGATGAGGGGATGTCCTATGTTGTTCTTGGGTATTTTCTGCATCATTGGTTATTCGTTGAAGGTTTCGCTGCTGGTGTTGGAAGTCGTAAAGAAGATTTAGTTGATAAGAAAGGTGATCCTAAAACTTTGTTTCATAAATTCAGAGATATGCTCAATAAGCTACCTGAATGGATGAAACCTAAAAATTATAATCGCCGTGAACATGACAACTACTTAAGAATTATTAATCCTGATAATGGTGCAACGCTTACGGGTGAAGCAGGCGACAATATTGGACGCGGTGGTCGTACAACAATTTACTTACTTGATGAATGGGGATTTGTTGCAAACCCTGAAGCAGCGGATGCAGCAATCTCTCAGAATACCAATGTTGTGATCAAAGGTTCTACACCAAATGGGATTGGTAATCGATTTTATCAAGACCGATTTAGTGGGCGATTTTCTGTATTCACTATGCCATGGCGACTGAACCCCGATAAGAATTGGATGGTTGAGTTACGTGGTAAAGAGATTCATCCATGGTATGAGAAACAGCTTGCCACACTTGACCCTGTAATACTTGCGCAGGAAATAGATATTAACTATGCCGCTTCGATTGAAGGTGTATTGATTCCAAGTGTTTGGGTGCAAGCAGCAATTGATGCTCATTTAAAATTAAACATAGAACCTACAGGCGACAGAATTTCTGGATTAGATGTTGCCGATGAAGGTCGTGATAAAAACTCGATGGCAGGTCGTCATGGCATTGTTTTAGATCATTTAAGCACTTGGTCGGGGCGTGGCGATGATATTTTCTTCACCACACAAAAGGCAATGGATATTTGCCTAGAAAATAAATACTTAACACTTTATTACGATGCAGATGGTCTTGGTGCGGGTGTTCGAGGCGATGCGCGTGTGATTAATGAAAATCAACGTGAGAAAGGCTGGGATGAGGTCAATGTTGAACCATTCCGAGGTTCTGCCTCTGTACATGATCCTGAAGGTGAGATTGTTGAGAAACGCTTGAATAAAGATTTCTTTGCCAACCTTAAAGCACAGTCTTGGTGGTACTTACGTCTTAGATTTCAAAACACCTATAGAGCATTGAATGGTCAGGAGTATGACTCAGACATGCTCATTTCTCTATCCAGTCAGGATATTGATCCAAACGAAATGACACAGCTTGTCATGGAATTATCACAGCCAACATACATGAAAAATGGTGTTGGAAAAATCTTAGTCAATAAACAACCTGATGGCGCAATTTCTCCTAACCGAGCAGACGCTGTGATGATTTGTTATTGCCCTTTAGTTTCTGCTCTCGATATTTGGAGCAAGCTTTAATACGAGAACGAAATGAGCATTCTAAAATCTACAATTGACAGTTTTCAAAATTTTGCTGCTCGTGTTGGGCTTGGTTCTGGTAATCAGCATGATCAATCACAGTATGGGTTTGACTTTGTAAGTCGTGATCGTCTGAAACTTGAAGCAATGTATCGTTCAAGTTGGGTTGTTGGTCAAGTTGTAGATGTTGTTGCTGAAGATATGACCCGTGAAGGGTTAAATATTCGTGGCTTTGATAACCCTGAAGATGTTGAAGTCATCAACCAAGCCATGGATCGTTTAGAAATTTGGGACAAACTGTGTAACACCATTAAATGGGGACGTTTATATGGTGGTTGTCTTGCAGTTATGTTGATTGACGGTCAAAGATCTGAAACACCACTTAATACAAAAACGATTGCTAAAGGTGCATTTAAAGGTGTGATGGTCTTGGACCGTTGGATGGTTGTGCCAAGCTTACAAGATTTAGTGACAGAGTATGGTCCGCATTATGGCAAGCCAAAATACTATGATGTGATTTCTGATGCTGTGGGTTTCTGCAATCAACGTATTCATCACTCACGCATCATTCGTATTGATGGGGTTGATTTACCATATTGGCAGTCAATATCAGAGAACCTTTGGGGACAGTCAGTTATTGAGCGGCTCATTGATCGTTTGACTATTTTTGATAGTGCGACATTGGGTGCAGGTCAATTGGTTTATAAGGCACATTTACGTACTTATAAAGTTGATAAATTGCGTGAAATCATCGCCAAAGGTGGTGCAGTTTATGAAGCGTTATTAAAGCAAATCAATCAAATTCGTCAATTCCAATCCAATGAAGGTTTAACTTTAATGGATTCGAGTGATTCATTTGAAACACATCAATATAGCTTCACAGGTTTGGATAATGTGCTTTTGCAATTTGGTCAGCAGATTTCTGGTGCTGTGCAAATCCCATTAGTGCGTTTATTTGGTCAATCACCTGCAGGTATGAACTCAACAGGTGAAAGTGATTTAAGTAACTATTACGACAATATCAATCAGCAACAAGAACGCCGTTTAAGAACACCTTTGCAAACGTTATTACAAGTTGTCTGCTTATCTGAGTTGGGCTGTGAATTGCCTAAATCATTTAAGTTTGATTTCGCATCGCTATGGCAGTTGGATGATGAGAAAAAAGCATCTATTGCCAGCGCTGTGACTTCAACAGTCATGAGTGCTTTTGAAAATGGTATTGTGACTGAACAAACTGCGCTTAAAGAGTTACGTCAATCAAGTGAGATTACTGGTATTTGGTCCAGTATTACAAATATCGAGATTGAACAGGCAGATGACAAACCACCTGCGCCTAATTCTGAAAACACAGTGGATGCTGGAACTTGGATAGAGGAAGATCATCCACGTGATGAAAATGGACAATTTAGCGAAACTGGGCGATCTGGTAAGAATGCTTTAAATCTTGGGTTTGCTCCAATCCACCCAATGTCCAGTGCAAATGGTGGTAAAAGTGGACGTAATGTCTTACCGGCACCTGAAAGTCTTCCTTCATCTGAAACTATTTCAACAATGGCTGAAGCCCAAAATTATTGGGATACTCACTACAAAGGCAAGACTTATGCGTTAGGTGTGTATTCAAATAAAAAAACTGAGCCTACACCAATTGAAGTCAATTTTGGTGAAACGAATCATGCCTATTCTGAAAAACCACCAGGTGCAAGTCATTGGAATGAAGAACGAGTATTAAGCCAAGAGCGTGCAAAAATGTTAGATAGGATTATTCCAACGATTCAGCATCCTCGTACACATCTTCTTAGTAAGGGAAATGATTTATTGATTGCAAAAGAAATGATTAATAAACAGTATTTTACAGTTTGTTTGAGATGGAGTGATGTGAGAAGAGTTTATGATTTTGAATCAGCACATTTTAAATCAGAGCATCAACTTGAGGGTATTCGTTTAAATCAGAAAAATGAAAAAATGAACAAAAATAAAGGTGGATTGCAGAAAAAATAAAAGCCCATAAATTGGGCTTCTAATAAAGACTTCACTGTTACCATGATTCTTTTATCCTACTCAGTATCATATGACCTGTTAGGGGCGGCGTCCTTCATTCTTTAGGCTTCCCAAGGCGTTACCTTTGCGGAAGCAGACCAGTTTGAAACTGACCCAACGGCACGGACCCTGTGCATTGAATAATCAAGCCATCGGGAAGTCCTCGCCCATGCACTGACTATTTTAGCTCAAACTTTAAAAATAACAAAGAGCTTTGGCTGTACAGATCCATCTACAAAAGAAGGATTCAAGTCCAAAACTCTTTAAGTATTCATTTCATTAGGTTTTTTAATCGGTGGATAGTATGCAAAACCGCCATACACCAATGCGGGCACGTAAAGTTGAAATCAAATATGGTCGGCAGTTACGTCAGATTGCAACTTACATTGATTCAATAATAAAAGGCTTCGATGTTTATGACCAAGATGTTTATCCATCAATAATTACTGCCTTACGTCGTTATGCAGAAACATTAGATGAATGGGCATTCAGTGCTGCAGGTCGAGTATTAACAGATGTAGCACTTCGTGATGAAAAGACATGGATGATTTATGCAAAAGACATGTCGAAAGGTTTACGGGATCAAATTCGTAATACGGATATTGGTGTCGTTTATCAGCAACTATTATCAGAACAAGTTTCGCTAATTAAGTCGCTGCCACTCAATGCTGCAAATCGTGTACAGGATTTGGCAAGTCGTGCAATTAGCGAAGGCATTCGTTCCGAAGAGATTGCAGGATTAATTATGGCCACTGGGCATGTGACGAAATCCAGAGCGAATACGATTGCAAGAACAGAAACATCTAAAGCAAGCACTGTGTTCACTCAAGCCAGAGCTAAATCTATCGGTAGTCAAGGTTATATCTGGAGAGATTCTGGCGATGGTGATGTTAGACATGATCATCATTTATTAAATGGCATATTTATCCACTGGGATTCACCACCAATTGTCAATAGTAAGCGTGGCATACGCGCTCATGCTGGATGCATTTATAACTGCCGTTGTTACCCAGAACCAGTAATACCAGAGGATTAAAAGTGAAAGAGTTAAAGTTTAAAGACACCATTCAATTCGGTGTTTGGAAATTTTTAGTGAATGTTGACGATGTTATAAAGCCACACTTTGCATGCGCTCAACCAATACCAATTGGCGTACGAATCGGTGAAGACCACCAGACAATTACAGAAGTTGGTGTTTGTAGTGTAAATCCACCAGATATTAGCTGTGTTGGAGCATCTGAAAAAATGAATTTTGGAAGTTTTGGCGGTTATTGGAATATGGAGCTAAACGGAGTCTTTTATCCGTCCTCAACAGACTTACTGCAAAACTACATTACAAATCACTTTAGCGATAAAATTTATGCGGATTATGATGGTTTTATGTACTTTGGTAATCTTTCGCCAAATAATCATCGCATACGCTTAATACCAACTATAGGTGCTCGTTATTCAAATGCCTATGGTAATGACACATTCATGGAAAATGAGGATGGTAGTTTAACATTTTGCTTAGCTAAGAAATGTGATCCGAACACTCTAGAAATGCATGAAGGCGGTTTAGCTGTCGCTGGAACAGTTACGATTCAGTATAAAGTTGATGCACCTAATCATGGTGTAAATGAAGTTGCTACATTCCAAGTAGTTGACTATCCAGTAGGGACTGAGTTATCTGTTTTAGTCCGCATGATGATTAATGATCTAATTGCTTTATATCCTTTCATCAATATCAGTACAACTACTGGCGGTGGTAACGGTATAAACTTTGATTTATGGAGTTACGATAGTGGTCAAACAGGTAAATTCAGACTTAGCGGTGTAAATGCTGAATTATCTAGCGATCCAATAACGATTACTTTTATTCGTACTATGTTAGAGGGTGATATTTACAACCAGTTATTCCCTAACGCAGTGGTTAACGAAATGGTTGCTCATTCATGCGGTACTGCAACCTTGATAGGCATTTAAATTAACGCACATTTGAATAATGCAATTTTGAGCACTCACATTTAAGTTGATAAAACCACCTCTAAAGGTGGTTTTTTTATAGCTCAAGAAAATGAGTTAAAGCTTTTTAATTGTTGCTTGCTATTAAGATTTCATAGCAATTGTAGTTGAAAATCATGAAATCAAATTACCAATTGGGCGTATTTATAACTGTCAAAGTTAACTAGGATAAGCAATACCTGAGGATCAAAAGTGAAAGATTTAAAATTTGGAGACACTATCCAATTTGGTGTTTGGAAATTTTTAGAAACTGTAAACGGGGTGATTAAACCACAGTTTGCTTGTGCTCAACCAATCTCAATTGGGGTGCGTATTGGTGAAAATCATCATACGATTACTGAAGTCGGTATTTGTGGTGTAAACCTTCCTAGTATCAGTTGTGCTGGAGCAACAGGTACAGTATTAATGCATCGTGCAGTGCTCATTAAAGTAAATGAAAGTACAATATTTCCAGAAAGTGAAAAGTTTATTATTAATGATGTCGAATTTAAAAATCCACCAGATTATATTGAAGCAAGTCCCACAATTTTGCCTCCATTTCCACCTCCAAGTGGATATGAGTGGAAGGATTCAATTTTTATAAAGAATAACTCGAATCAAGATGTACGCTTGGAACATAGAGTGATTCCTGATAATCAAAATCTAGAAAAAGTTTTTTTTAGTGAAAATCCTACTGTAATTTCATTTGATGCAAATCGAAATGGTGTGTGCTTGTCTGCTCAGTCTAGTTCTATTATTTCATGTGAAGGGGCAACTTCAAAAATTATATTTGAACCAGCACCTTTATTTGATGGAGTAATAAATTGGACTATGGAATTTGATGGGGACAGTTATGAGTTGGGTAGAGTGAATGGCAATGATATTATTCAAGCAATTCCAATTGATATATCAAGAAAAATTAATACTGATTGGGATGGTTTTTGGTTATTAGAAAATAAAGATTCAGTCCCTCATCGTTTTAAATTAATACCAACTCCAAAACCACAATTTGATCCACTTCAAGCTACATGGTCTAATAATCAATCTTTTATGCTAGATGAAGATGGTTCATTTATATTCTGTTTAGCTCCACAAGCTGATGATACTTGCTTAGCAGAACATGTTACTCCCGTAGTTTTAAAAAATATTGACTACAATTATAAAGACTCAGACGTTTTATGTATTGCTTGTAAAATTACTAATTTAGATACAAATAGCGAAGTATGGTCGTTTGAATTAGAACGTGAATTACGAGAGCTTAAAGATAATGAGTATAGATATGTTCCAAATGTTCTTGCTTTAAAAGTACCAAATAATATCTCATCTAAATATTATTCATTATCACGTTATTTAAATGATTTAATTCGTTCTATTGGTAATGATATAGACGTGGAGTTTTCCGAAGTCGAAATCAAGCAAGATTTAACAGTTAAGCAAACTTTTTTAGGAGTTAATAAAGGCACTAGTGGTTTAGCTTATGGAACTGTAAATACAACATTGCTTAAAGAAATTGATTTAGTAACTGGAGAAGTTTTAAGTAACTTAGGCGGTGTCTTTAGTTTTACTCCATCTGATTATAATGATGCTTTAAATCAAATTTATGGACACTACAAACCAATACTTGAGGCAGCAGGTTATAAAGTCACATATTACAATGTTGATTCTTACTTTATAGCCAACAGAGGATTTCAACTAGAAAAAACCACATCAAATACTATAGCTCTTTCAATAGACAGTACAGCTTCAGATAGTGTAAATGTTCGTTGGGATGGGGGATGGACGGATTGGGATTCTAATTATGCATATTTTATTGAAACAGACTGTATAGGTCCAATGAAAACTGAAGAGCAATTTAAAGATGAATTTTATTTAACTCTCAAGCCGTTTGATGGATCAGATTATGAACCTGGAGGTATGGATGGGTTGCAGAAAAGATCTACAAGAATAGAATTGATGACCTATGCAAATGCAGGAAAAACTTTGCCTCCTAATGGTATTGATTGGATTACGAGAAATAATAACGGACAAACGATTGTGATTGATTCATGTTATTACTTAATACCTGTGCCAAGTTAAAACGACTACCACCTTCGGGTGGTTTTTTAATATCTAAACAATGGTGATTTATGTTTAAGAACAAACCTAAAGAAAGTAAAACCATTGATCGTTCAAATATCTACACCACAGGACAAATCGGTCGTACACGCGAAATAACACCAGAAGGATACTTGCTTTGTCGTGATGTTCCTATCGCACGTATTGGTAAACTGATGTATTGCGATGGCGAAGTTCCTGTAACCGCTGATGAAACTGGATTGATCATCATTGAGCGTGGCGAAGAGATTTTGTTTGATCCTAAAACCATAGCAAGTGCTGAGAGTAAGCCAGTTACAGATGATCATCCTAATGATTGGGTAACTCCCGATAATTGGAAGGAGCTCTCTAAAGGCACAGGGCAAAACGTACATCGTGGTGATGGTGTTGATTCAGACTATTTGATGGCTGATCTATTGATTACAGACCGAGAAACAATCAAGGCTGTAGAAGATGGAAAGGTTGAGATTTCTCTTGGTTATGACGCTGATTATACAGAGATCAGTAAAGGCAAAGGGGTGCAGAGCAATATCGTAATTAATCATATTGCATTAGTGGATAAAGGGCGTTGCGGTTCGCGGTGCTCTATTGGAGATAGTTTTATGTCTAAACAGACGAATAAACAAAAAACGCCGTGGTATCAAGCTTTGCTTGGGGCGAAACGTACTATTGATGAAGCTTTAGAAGAAACCAAAGCCTCTCAAGAAGATGATGAATTTACCGAAGATGATGACGAAGAAAATGAAAAGAGTAAAACCTCTGATTCAGTAAATCGTCAAATTCTTAAAATGCTTAAAACAATGGATTCTCGTCTTGGTGCTTTGGAAAAGAAGAAAACCAAAGATTCAGATGAACTTGAAGAGAGCGAAAGTGAAGATTCTGAAGAAGATGAAACCACAGACGATATTTTGAAAGCTGAAGCAGCTGCAAAATTAGCTGAAGAAGGTGTCCAAAATCATACAGGTGATTCACTCAAAGAGGTGATTTCTCGCGCTGAAGTATTGGTACCTGGTATTAAACTACCAACTTTCGATAGTGTGAATAACGGTCAATCTGTATTAAGTGCCAAACGTACAGCATTAAAACAGGCCTATGCAACCACTGAGGGGCAAAAGGTTATTGCACCGTTTATTGGAAATCAAACAAATTTTGATGTGCTGCCTGCGCATACTGTAGATGCTGCCTTTATCGGTGCTTCTGAGTTAATCAAACAACAAAATAATAATGCTGGTGTTCGTCACGGTATTACGACTAAAGACTTTGGCCGTTCAGCTCCTTCTATTGCGGATATCAACGCCAAAAATCGTGCATATTGGAATAAAGGAAAATAATTATGAGTAACGCATTTTTATACCGCATGCCATCTGGTATTGCAGGTGATGTATCACGTAAATCTCATTCAACGATTGAGGCACATGATACGGTTTCAGGTTTCACAGGTTTTGGCTTATTCGGTAAGTTAGATGCCAATGGTAAATTTGCGCCACTTGTTGCTGCTGATACTGCAGCTAATGTTTATGGATTGGTGGTGCGTTCATACCCAACTCAATCGGCAAGTAATGGTTTAGGTGCTGCTGTTCCAGTTATTGGCTTTAATGATGTATTACGTCGTGGCTATATGACTGTGAAATGTAATGCTGGTACTGCAAAAACTGGTGGGAAAGTATTTGTTCGTGTAGATGCTGGCACGGAATTAAAACCGATTGGTGGTATCGAAGCTGTTGCAGATGCAGCGAATACAATTGAAGTAAATGCAATCTTTATGCATGCGGCTGATGCAAGCGGCAATGTAGAAATCTCTTACAACATTTAATCTTAAATCACATAAAACTGGGGCGCAAATAGCGTCTTTTTTTATGTCTAAGGAAAATAAAATATGAAGAAATTACTCTTGGCCAGCACAATGGCTCAAGCTGTATCTATGGGTACATCAACTTCTGTACGTGCACACACTCGCGATCATATGATGACATTTGATCAGCGAACAGTAGACAGTTCAGGCGCTTTCTTAGTCGGTGAACTTGAACGTTTAGACCAAACCATGCATGAACCATTAGCATCGGTGACTTGGACACGTGATATCGATTTACGTTCTGATGTATCGATTGCTGATGAGACATCATCATTTACCAACAGCACATTTGCAGCTGCAGGTGGACAATCAGGCAATGGTAAGTCTTGGGTCGGTAAAAACACTGATGCGATTCAAGGCATTGCTTTGGATATCGGTAAAACAGCGTCTCCATTAACATTATGGGCGATGCAAATTGGCTTTACTTTGCCTGAGTTAGAATCCGCGTTGAAGGTGGGTCGTCCAGTTGATGCACAAAAACATAGCGGCTTAATGCTTAAATACAATATGGATGTTGATGAGCAAGTCTATATTGGTGATGAGCAGCTTGGTTTAGAAGGTTTATTGAACTCAAGTAAAGTTGGTGCTACCAATGTCAATACGTCTTGGTCAACAGCAACTCCGCAACAGATCGTCGATGATGTCAATCTGATTTTGAATAATGCATGGGTAGCTTCTGGCTTCGCTGTATGTCCAGATAAATTGCTGTTACCTCCTGTTCAATTTGGTTGGTTAACAACACGTGTTGTGAGTGAAGCAGGCAATATCTCTGTTTTAGAATATTTAAAAATCAATAACCTCTGCATGTCAGTCAATGGTAAACCATTAGATATTCAACCATCAAAATGGTGTGTTAAGCGTGGTGTTGGTAATACAGATCGTATGATGACTTATACGCAATCTGAAAACCGTGTTCGCTTCCCATTAGTGCCTTTACAACGTACTCCACTTGAATATCGTGATTTACGTCAATTGACGACATATTTCGGTCGTCTTGGTGCAGTTGAGTGGGTTTACCCAGAAACTGCGTACTACGCTGATGGTTTATAAGGGGCGCTGACCATGACTAAATCTGTACAGATTCTTTTGACTAAAGAACTCACTGTGAATCTTGGTAAAGACAAAGATGGTCAGCAAAAATCAGTAACCCTTCCTGCAGGTTTGCAGGAGGTGGATGCTGAGATTGCTGAACATTGGTTTGTAAAAGCACATGCTCAAGAAATTACGGCAAGCGCCACTGCAAACAAAGAGCTCCAAGAAGCATTTGATGATTTAAAAGAAAAGTATGATGCACTTCAAATTCAATCAAATGCAGCATCTGAAGAAATTGCAAAGCTTCAAAAAGAATTAAAAGATCGTGATATTAAAATTTCTGATCTAGAAGCTCAGCTTGTTAAACAGGCGCAAACGCAATCAGCTGTAAGTGATAAATCAAAAGATCAACCTAAGGCAAAATAATCCCATGATCAACGAATCAGATTTTAGACAAGCCTTTCCTGTGTTTGCAGATTTGGATGTTTACCCAACAGCACAGTTTAATTTTTGGCTGAAATTCTCAAACAAAATGATGAATGAGTGTCGTTGGGCTGATTTGTATGATGAAGGGCAAATGCTTTTTGTTGCTCATTATCTAGTCCTGTATGCACGAGAGAATGAAGCTATTAATAATAGCGGTGCTGAGTATGCAGGTCAGGTCCAAGGCATAGAAACATCTAAGTCCGTGGATAAGGTTTCGGTTTCATTGGATGTATCAAAAATTACATTAGATGATGCAGGACATTGGAACTTAACCACTTATGGTATTCAGTTTTATCAATTGCTTCGTATGATTGGAATGGGAGGGGTTCAATTATGACCGTTTCCATGAAAGGTGCAGGGCTTATTGGTATTTTGGAATCTATACAAGAATTGATGGAAAAAGAAGTTTTAGTGGGGATTCCTCACGGAGAGGCACGAACTGATGCAGATGGAATGACCAATGCGCAGTTAGGATATCTACATGAAAAGGGCTCACCTGCAAAGAACATTCCTGCTCGTCCTTTTTTAGTACCAGGTATTGCAACTGTCCAAAATAAAATTGCTGATCGACTTTGTAAAGCGGTTGATGCTGCATTAGATGGTAAGTCTGAGGTTGTAATGAAGCACTATAACGCTGCGGGTTTAATTGCTCAAAATGCGGTACGTCTTTATTTTGTCGAAGGTAGTTTTGCTCCTTTATCCATACTGACGATTCAAAATCGCGCAAATCGAGGTAGAAAAGGGGCAAAGGAATATTTAAAGCAACTTGATCAAGGACAACCTCAAGCAGGCTTAGTTAGACCTTTAATTGATACAGCGGAAATGCGTAAAAGCATTACTTATGTAATTCGTAAGCGAGGTGAAGATGGCTAGGCTTGATGTGACAAGTGTACTTCGTGATCCACGATTTATGGATAAGAATATTGTCTGTATTCGAAACACACAGAGCGTAAATGAAAAAGGTCGTGCTGAAAATAAACAATGCAGCACTCGTTTTTCAGGTGTGGTGACTTCCAATGATGGTATCAATATTGATCGGCGACCTGATGGTTCTATTGTGTCAGGTGCAATCAATATCGTGACTAAATTCAATTTAGTGGCAGGTCTTGATCATCGTGATTCAGATGAGATTTGTTGGAAAAACAAACATTACTTTGTCAGTAAAGTTGATGATTATTCCCATTTTGGACGTGGCTTTATTCAAGCAGTTTGTATCTTAAAACCTTTCGCAGGCTCTTAAATGTCAAATACCAGTGCAACAGGTGGCTATCTGTCATCTGATAGCGAAGCTTTGCCAAGTGATAGCGCATTAGAGGATATATTACAAAGCCATGTCGCTAATTTGACTGGTTTAGATCCTCCTTTAGTCCGTCCACGATGGCAACCAACCGCCCCAAAACTTCCTGAACCTAAAGTGACTTGGGCTTCAATCGGTATTACTGGAAGCGATGATCCTGATTCCCCGTATATCGATAGTGATGGTAATTCAGTTAATCATGAATCCTTTGAGGTTCTGGTTTCTTTTTACGGACCTTATGCTGAATCCAAAGCAAAACTTTTTAAAGCAAGTTTGAGCATTCCTCAAAATAACAATCAGTTAAAACAGTTTGGAATCACCTTTGTTCGCTCTCAACCTTTGCGCAATGTGCCCGAGCTTTTAAATCAACAGTGGTTACGTCGCTGTGATTTTGAATTTACGATGCGCCGTAAAAAAGTTAACCAATATTCAATTTTAACCTTTAATACACCGCCTAATATTAATATGGGCTAGGAGATCTTATGGCCGCAGCATTACCTGTGGATATGGTTGTTAACGTTCAAATGTCCTTAACACCATTAGCAGCCCAAACTCGAAGTTTTGGCTCATTATTAATTTTAGGCTCGACACCTGTTATTTCAAATCTTGAACGAGTACGACCTTATTCATCCATCACTGAAGTTGCTGAAGACTTTGGGACTATGGATCCTGAATATAACGCTGCACTTAAATTCTTTGCCCAAAACCCTCGTCCAACAATTGTATATATCGGTCGTTGGGTACAGGCAGGAAGTGAACTAGAGCAACCTGAAACTCTTTTAGAAGCTGTTCAAGCTTGTGCTGATGCTTCAAATGCTTGGTATGGTTTGGCTGTAGCTGCACCTATCGCTACAGATAATGACATTATCTCCGTTTCTGAATTTATTGAAGCGTCTGTACCCTATCGAATCGTTGGTTTTACAACACAAGATCCAGAGGTAAAAACGCCCAAATACGGTGATGCTTTACCTTCGGATATTGCTTATAAACTAAATCAACGTAAGTTTGAACGTACATTGATTCAGTACTCATCTGATTCGCCTTATGCTGTTGTTTCACTGTTATCTAGAACATTTGCCGTAAACTTCTTAGCAAATAACACAGCTATTACGCTTAAATTTAAACAAGAACCAACCATTGCCGCTGAATATCTGCGTACCAGTGAAGCATTTACTCTCAAGGAAAAGAGCTGCAACGTATTTGCTGAATACAATAATGACACTGCCATTATTCAAGAGGGCGTGATGTGTAGTGGCACGTTTATTGATGAACGTCATGGTTTGGATTGGTTGCAAAACTATCTACAAACAGCCCTTTGGAATCTGCACTACACCAGCCCAACCAAGATACCGCAAACAGAAGGTGGTATGAATCGTCATTGTTCTGTTCTTGAACATGCTTTAGAGCAAGCCGTGACGAATGGTATGGTCGCGCCTGGTGTTTGGAATGGCGAACCATTTGGTGTACTTAAAACTGGCGATACATTAACAAAAGGCTATTACGTATATTCAAATCCGATTGATGGGCAATCTCAAGCGGATCGTGAAGCACGTAAAGCAACACCAATTCAAGTCGCAGTTAAGCTTGCAGGTGCTATTCATTCTGTTGATGTTTTAGTGAATGTGAACCGCTAATAAGGAAAATAATTAATGTCTACATATAGTTTTTTAGATGTTCAAGCCACTTTGACAAGTGCAGATGCAACCATTGATGTTGGTTATGGCGCAGCAATTGCTGAAGAAGGGATTAGCTTTGCAATGGCCAATGACAAAAACACCATGACCATTGGTGCTGATGGCGAAGGTATGCATTCCCTACATTGTGATAATTCAGGGCAGGTGACAATCCGTTTGTTAAAAACTTCACCAACGAATGCCAAATTATCTGACTTGTACGATCTACAGAAAGGCAATACAAAAAAATGGGGTAAAAGTACCATTACTTTTAACCACACAGGTGGTGGTGATAATGGCACAGCTTCAAAATGTGCTTTTAAGAAACGCCCTGATTTACGTTATGCAAAAGATGCAGATATTGTGGAATGGGTATTTGATGCAATTAAACTAGAAATTAAACAAGGTGCTTATAGTGAATGATCTTATTAATGTAGGTGAATACCAGTACCAAGTTGGCAAACTTAATGCATTGGATCAATTGCATGTATCGCGCCGTATTGCACCTGTAATTCCAACCATTGCACCGCTTCTTGTCAATATTGTGGAAGCGGGTTTAACGGATATTAAAGATAGTGAATCTTTTGATATTGATATCCTTAAAACCTTAGCCCCATCTTTCCAGCCATTTGCAGAAGCTTTAGCAGAAATGTCGGATGAGCATACAGACTATGTCATTAGTAAATGTATGTCTGTGGTTCGTCGTAAAACGAATGATGGATATGCAGCTGTATGGCGCAATAAAGCGCCTGCATTTGATGATATGGAAATGTCAGAAATTCTTCCGCTTGTTATTGCTGTACTACGGAGCAGTTTGGGAAATTTTATAGCCGGTCTGCGTACGAGTCAGACCGAAGCGATGAATCCTCAATAAATTGGCGAAGTTTACCTGAGGGTGAAGACTGGTTATTAAGACCAGTCATCAAAGGGATGTGTAAGTATGAATCCCTTAAAGATGGCACAGTTGATTTAGCGGATATCGCTTTAATGAATGATGCATTAAATGTGCTGGTTGATAATGAATCGCTGGCAAGTGAACAAAAATAAAGCCGCTCATTGAGTGGCTTTTTTACTGCCGAAGGATTGAGAAATGAGTAGTACAGTAATTCGTGATTTCTTAGTTGCACTGACATTTAAAACAGATGATACAGGTGCTAAAAAGTCAAAAGAAGCTTTAGACAGTAATGAAAAATCGGCAAATTTACTTAGTCGTGCTTTGATTGCATTAGCGAGTACAGCGGTATTGGCTGTTGCAAAGACTGCTAACGAGCTTGAAAAGTTGTATTACTCAAGTCAACGAATTGGTGCGTCTGCAAACAATATCAGAGCGTATGGCGATGCTATTAGTCAGATGGGTGGTAGTGCTGAAGGTGCGATTTCATCACTTGAAAGTGTTGCACGTAAACTTCGTGAATCACCCGGCTATGAGGGAATGCTTAAGGGCTTGGGTGTAACGACTCGCGATCAAAACGGTCAGATGCGTGACCGTGTCGAAGTCATGAAAGATTTGTCTAAAACTTTGCAAGGCATGGAGTATTACAAAGCGAATAACTATGCCAATGCACTTGGAATTGATGAATCTACTTTGATGGCGATGCGTGACGGTAAATTTACTTCTGAAATGGAGAAATACCAAAAGTTACGTAAAGACATGGGGTTAAATGATGAGTTAGCGAAGTCAGGTCAAGAGTTTGCATATCAGTGGCGTGATATGACGATGCAGTTAAAGGCATTGATGGAAGTCATTGTAATGACTGCGGGTAAAGCTTTAATCCCTGTTCTTAAATTGCTTAATCAATTGATTCAATTTGCGATTCATTGGTTTGGGCAGCTCAATCCACATATCAAAACATTCTTAGCAGCGGGACTTAAAATCGCAATGCTGACGGTGGTATTTGGTGGTCTATTTTCAGCGATTGGAAAGTTCGCAAAATTATTACCGATGCTTACAGGGCTACTCAATATTTTCAAAGCCTTGCGTTTAGTCTTTTTGGCATCTCCTATTGGTATTGTCTTAGCATTAGCGGCTGCGATTGCTTTGCTTTGGGATGACTATCAAACATGGAAACGTGGCGGTGAATCTCTCATAGATTGGGAGAAGTGGGCAGGTGGTATTGAAACTGCAATTAGTAAGATTAAAGAACTTGGTAATACGCTAAAAGATCTACAACAAAAAGCCACAGACTTTATTTTAGGCAAAAAGATAGGTGATGAAACTTTAGGAATCAAGCTTGGTCGCACTGTCGCTAAGGGTCTAGCT